TAAACTATTAAAGCTTTTAAAAGCTAAACAAGAAGCCAGAGCGGCAAAAATGAAGTTGGTTGACGAGGCTACAGATGTTAAGGAATTAAGAGGACTGCAGAAAGAAGTCGAGACGCTAGATGCTGAAATTAGAGATGTGCAGGGTATGATTGATGAACTGCCTAAAGACGATAAGCCCGCAGAACGTACCGCAGCTGTAAACGGGGAAGTCCCCGGCGTAGTTATTTCTAGCGCAAAAGGGCAAGAAAAGCGCAAGGATGCTGACGTGGATGGCATGGAATACCGCAAGGCATTTATGGAGTATGTCACAAAAGGTATTCCGATTCCCGCCGAACTTCGCGAAGATGCCGTCACTGCAACAACCGACGTTGCTCATGCGATTCCCTCTCCGCTGGTTAATCGCATTGTCGAAAAGCTAGAATCAATCGGTATGATCTTGCCGTTAGTCACCAAAACTGCGTTCCCTGCAGGTATGGCAATCCCGACTTCCAGCGTTAAGCCTACCGCTTCGTGGGTAGCAGAGGGCGCCAGCTCCGATAAGCAGAAGAAAACTACTGCCGGCACTATAACCTTTACGCACTATAAACTCCGTTGTGAGATTGCTATGACTATGGAAACTTCTGTCATGGCTATTTCAGCTTTTGAAGCTGCTTTCGTGCGTCAGGTATCAGAAGCAATGGTAAAAGCTATTGAAGATGCGATTATTAACGGCGCATGGAACGATGGTTCCACTCCCGCATTGGTCGGACCGAAGGGCATTTTAGACGAAACCCCGGCAACAGGACAAGCCCTTACTGCTAAAAAGCTAGACTATAAACTTTTAATTGATGCTGAAGCTGCTATCCCTCAAGCCTACGAAAACGGCGTTAAATACTGCATGACCAAAAAGACCTTTATGGCCTTTGTCGGCATGACTGACGCTGAAGGGCAACCTATTGCCCGTATCAACTATGGTATCGGCGGCAAGCCGGAGCGCACCCTGCTTGGACGTGAAGTCGTCCTTTGCGGTGACTATATTGATAGCTTTAGTTCAGCTCTTGAAGACAATAAAATCTTCGCTTTCCTGTTTAATTTCGGCGACTACACGCTGAACACTAACTATAACATGGGTATTCAGCGTAAGCAGGATTGGGATACCGAAGATTTATTGACAAAGGCTGTTATGGCGGTTGACGGTAAAGTTGTCGACAAGAACTCTCTTGTCACAATCGCCAAGGCGTCGTAAGGGGGGGCTGACAATGTATTCAATGGAAAGCTACAAACACAATTTTGGTCAGACCATTACAACTGACGCAGAAGGCATAGGTGTAGACCGTGCCTTCTTGGCCCACTATCATGTTGCTGCAGCCGATGCGACCGCCGAATCTGACACCGCTGTAATGGGGCTTACGGTTTTGGGCACTGCGGCTGCATCTATTACGGCCGGTCTCACCAATCCTGCTGTGCCACGCAACATCAAAGTAGATGCTTCAACTAACATTACCACCAAAGTCAAGGTGCACGGCACTAACTTTGCGGGTGAAGTAATTTCTGAAGAACTGGAACTAACCGGCACGACCGCAAAAGCAGGAAGTTTGGCGTTTAAAACTATTACCAAAGTTGATTTGCCGGCGAGAACGAATGTCCCGGCAAAGCAGACGGAGACCATCCAGGTCACCGCCGGATGTAGCACTTCGGGCGACATTGCCGTTGCTGTTACTGCAACGACCTTGCTCGGGGCGAAATCAGGCGCTTCTGTTACGGTCACCCTGTCTAGCACGGACCACGATTCTGCGGCCGAAGTCGCTGCGGCGGTTGTTGACGCGCTGAATGAAGATGCTGACATCAGCGCTGTATTCACGGCAAGCATCACGGGTGACGATGCCGACACCATCCTGCTGACGACCAACGAGTATGCCGCCAACGATACTTCCCTTGCAATTGCGTTCACTGCGGGCGACACGGGTGTCACGGTTGGCAGTTCCACCAATGGCACATCTGGCGTAGCAGAGGACAAAGTTTCCGTTGGTCTCGGTAAGAAGTTCGGACTACCCTATATGCTTGAAGCCGATGAACTGGTCATCCTGAAGCTGTTCAATAAGGCAAAAGAAGACACCGAGGGAACCATTACGAACGACGCTGCCGAATTGGAGAAAAACGTATACGCTCCCAATGGTAACCCGGACGGCAAAAAAGACATCGACCTATACATCATCGTTTAAGGAGGTAGCGGAGTATGGCACTCATTGACGATGTAAAGCCACGGCTCGGAGTGTTTTACTCCGACGCCAATAAAGACAAAGAGATCCAACAGATGATTGACGGGGCGACAGCTTACTTCAAAGGTGCGGGGTGGGACATTTCCACCCCTGACGCCTTGGCTGTGGAAGCTGTTGTCTTATATTGCAAAATGGCACAATCGACAGATCCGGCACAACTTATAAATCACCCGGTGTTACTGTCTTTCATAGCCCAGGGGAGGGCGGTGGTAGAGGATGAAGTTTAATCCTACCACCCCTATCCAGTTTTATGCCAAAGAAAGCACCTATATACCGGGGCAGGGCATGACTGAAGGTTGGGTGCTAGTTGAAAGCAGCGGCTACAATACTTTTTATTGCGAATGGAAAGGAACCCACGGGGACCGGGCCATATCGGCGCAAGCGCTGGGGATAAATGATTCGGCCACCATCAGGACCTTCTTTAACCCGGTAATTTATGAGAAACTCCGCCGTGTGCAGGTGGTTGTGGTTAAAAATGCGGACGACACTGCCATTGTGAAAGAAGAACCCGATAGCAACAACCCCAACGTCTATGAGTTGTGGGGCGGGGTGGATAATGTCCGGGAGGAAAACCAATACCTAGAATTCCGGGTGAGGAGGTACGAGGCACTATGAGAAATCTGTTACAGCAAGTCCTCGATGATGCCCTCTACCCGGAGGTGTACTCCTTTTGGCAGCGAAAATCCGGCGCCGATGTGGATGAGTATGTTGTCTATACCTTAAGCGGCGATAGTGCAACGAGCCACGCGGACAACGAGCCGGTTACTAACAATGCAAACGTAACAATCCGGTATTATTACCGATCAAACAAGCTAGACACTTACGACGGGCGGCAATTGGTCGAGGCCAGAGAAGAAGCCATAGAAATTGCTTTAAAAGATGCAGGATTTACTATCCCTTTTGGCAAGTTTGACGGCGGGGATATAGACGATATAGGTTTTTATGTAACAGTATTTGAGTGTGAATACTGGAGAGTGATTTAATGAAAAAAATAGACATTGGCAATTTAGAAGTGTCGATAAACGACTTACTGTCAGAGTATGGCGATATGGTTTACCATGGAACGGAGAAAGGGCTTGATGCTGCTGAAAAGGTGTTAATAAACAATCTTAAATCTGCAAGTCCTGTAGGTGAAACCGGCAAATTTGCTAAGTCATGGAAAAGTAAAGGCAAGAAATACAAGCTGAAAAGATACGTCGGCAATACAAAAATGGTGGAAGGCAAAAGCGGGAAAATTCCGCTTTCTAATATCCTGGAGTATTCGACAACCAGAGGGAAACCGTTTATCAAACGGACATACGAAAATAGCATGAATACAATGATTGCTGCAGTAATAGCGGCAATCAAGAAGGAGGCATAACATGTCTAATAAAATAATGTTCGGGCTTGAAAAAGTCCATGTAGCTTTTACAAATGCAACGGGGTATGATGCCCCAACAGCAATCCCCGGCGCAGTAAACTTATCTCTCTCGGCAGAGGGTGACACATCAACATTTTACGCAGATAATATCGCATATTTTCAAATGACAAGCAACAATGGCTATACAGGTGACTTAGAGATGGCATTAGTGCCTGATACAGTCTTAGCTGATATGCTGGGCTGGGAAATTGACGATAACGGTATGTTGGTTGAGGTTGCGGACGGTATACAAAAAGAATTTGCACTACTCTTTGAGGTAAAAGGCAATGCAAAAAATAAACGGTATGTATATTACAACTGCAAAGCATCCCGTCCAGCGCAAGAGCACGGGACAAAGACTGAATCTGTTGAGCCTAATACGCAAACCTTGTCACTAACGGTTTCCCCGACTGAAATCGGCGGTAAGATGGTTACAAAAGGCAGTATTGAGTTGAGCGAAACCAATAGTGCTGTCTACAATGCATTCTTTAGTGAGGTTATTGTCCCTGACGCAACGCCGTCTGCAGTTGACAAAACAGAATTAGATGCCTCTATAGCACTGGCTGGCACATTAACAGAGGTAGATTATACTGCGGGGTCATGGACTACAATGCAATCTGCCCTTACATCCGCTAATACGGTAAGCAGTGATGCAGAAGCAACGCAAGCAGAAGTCAATAGTGCTACATCTACACTCAACGATGCAATACTAAACTTGGTACCGGCTTAATAAGGGGGATATGACATGCGAAGCGTAACGATAGGTGGAAATGAATACAAGGTGGTGGCTAGTCCCATCACCTTGTATTTTTACAAAAAGGAATTCAAGCGGGCTTTGCTGGGGGACCTTATGTCCCTACAAGGGCTGGAGGAAGATTCCACCGCCTTTGATGACATGCTGATCCTACAGCTGGCCTGGGCGATGATTAAAACGGCAAAGATGGGTAAGGACTTTCCCAACTTTGAACAATGGCTGGGTTCCCTTGAATACGTCAACTTTGAAGACACGGAAATGTTATCTGCCATTGTGGAGGAAGCCCGAGAGGGCTTTTTTCGTGGAAATCAAAAGTCCGCGCCTGTCAAATAATGATGGTGATAATGAAGATATTGAAATAGGCATACTGGTTACGGCTAAGAAGATGGGATTGGGCTTCGATGAGCTCAATCTTTTTAATTTAAACGACTACTTAATCTTTGTGGACAAGTGGGTTGGGCAGGACGGGGAAAAAGCCGGGGTAAATATTAGAGCGGCCACCCAGGCGGATATTGATCGTTACATGGGCTAAGGAGGTGGGTATATGGCAAATAAGATAAAAGGCTTAACACTGGAAATACGAGGGGAAACCACTTCACTCCAAGAGGCGCTAAAGGATGTTAACAAACAAAGCAGGGACCTCACCTCTGAACTTCGCCAGGTGGAAAGAGGACTGAGATTCAATCCCAAAGATACTGAACTCCTTGCCCAAAAGCAGAAGTTATTGGGCGATCAGGTTGCAGCAACCCGGGAAAGGTTGGACCGCCTCAAAGAAGCCGAAAAGCAGGTTAATGAACAATTTAAACGCGGGGAGATTAAAGAGGAACAGTATCGGGCTTTCCAACGGGAAGTTATTGAAACAGAAAGCAAGCTAGCGCATTACGAAAAACAACTACAGGCGGTTATCCGGGAACAGGATTCCTTTGGGAAATCCCTACAGGAGGCCGGTGGGAAACTAAAGGAAGTTGGACAAAAACTAACTGATGTTGGGAAAAGTCTATCCCTCAAGGTAACGGCCCCGTTGACTGGGTTAGGTGCCGTTGTAGCAAAGACAGGTATGGATTTTCAAGCTGCCATGTCCGAGGTTGGTGCCATTTCCGGGGCTACTGGGGATGACCTAAAAGCACTTGAAGAGATGGCCAAGGAAATGGGTGCTACAACCAAGTTCTCTGCCAGTGAGGCTGCCGAGGGACTAAAATACATGGCCATGGCCGGCTGGGATACCCAACAGCAACTTGATGGCCTTCCGGGTGTCCTTAGCCTAGCCGCCGCTTCCGGTGAAGCATTGGGCACCGTGTCTGACATCGTGACGGATGCTATGACCGCCTTTGGGATGGAAGCTGCCCGGGCAGGGGAGTTTGCTGATACTCTGGCGGCGGCTGCATCGAGTTCCAACACTAACGTATCCATGTTGGGGGAATCATTTAAGAATGTGGCCCCGGTTGCCGGGGCCCTTGGTTATGAGGCGAAGGATACTGCCATTGCCCTGGGCCTAATGGCCAATGCGGGTATTAAGGGTGGACAAGCCGGGACCTCCATGCGCTCTATCCTCACGCGATTGGTTAAGCCCACTAAAGAATCTAGTGCTGCAATGGACCAATTAGGTATTAGTTTGACGGATAGCGAAGGTAACATGAAATCGCTAGAACAGGTTATGGGAGATTTGCGAGGGGCTTTCAAAGACCTTGACCCTGACCAACAAGCTTTTTATGCCGCACAAATAGCCGGTCAACAGGGCATGAGTGGGCTATTGGCGATAGTGAACGCTGGTGAAGAGGATTTCAACAACCTATCAGATGCAATAAATAATAGTACCGGTGAAGCTGAACGCATGTCCAAGGAGATGCAAGATAATTTAAAAGGACGACTAACTGAGTTGTCCAGCGCTATTGAGGGCGTTGCTTTACAGATCTATGATGCAATGCTCCCGGCCTTAGAAAAGATTGTCGCGGCGGTGAAGAAGGTTGTTGACTGGTTCGCTAATCTTAGTCCAGAGGTCAGAGCCGCTATGGTGGTGATCGCCGGCCTAGCTGCAGCGATTGGGCCGGTATTGATTGTGCTGGGGATGATGGCGCAGGGTTTAGGGGCGATAACCAGTGTAGTTGGAACACTATCTGCAGCGCTCCCCGTCTTGGGTGCAGCTATAGGGGCAATTACTGCGCCGGTAGCGATTGCTATTGGTGCCATAGCGGCTCTGATAGCTATCGGCGTGCTGCTCTGGAAAAACTGGGATGAAATTAGCGCGAAGGCTAAAGAGATCTGGACGGCCATAAGCGAGTTTTTTGAGCGGACACTAGCTAAAATTTCAGAGGTGTTCACCGCAACCTGGAATAGCATAAAAGATATAACCGAGGCAGTCTGGACCGGTATCAAAGACTTCTTCGCGCTCATATGGGATACGATAGAAGCAATATTTACCTGGTACATCGAAACATATATCAGCATCATTACTACAGCTTGGGAAGCGATAGCCACTGTAACCAGTACAGTCTGGGAAAGCATACAACAGCTGCTAAATACCATCTGGGAGAATATCCAGATGGTATTTAGCACAGCGTTGGGTGCTATTACAGGACTTGTTACCGCGACCTGGGGAGCTATTAAAACAGCTACAAGTGAAATCTGGAATGCTATTGCCTCTGCACTGGAAAACATCTGGAACAATATTAGTGAAACAGCAAGCCGGATTTGGCAAGGTATCGCGGAATCCATAAGAGGCACGATAAATGGCATTACTGCAATGATAAATAAATGGATACGGTGGCTCAATAACATACGGATACGGGTACCGACAATTAGCATTCCTTTTGTCGGTACTTTCGGCGGTTGGGAGGTTGGCCTTCCGAAGATACCGGAAATTCCTGCCTTGGCTAAAGGCGGCATAGTCACCCAGGAGATGTTGGCAGTGGTAGGGGAACGGGGGGCTGAGGCCGTCATACCCTTGGACAGGATTGATGGTATCATAGCGAAGGCCCTTGAAAAGGCGAATATGGCCGGGGGAGACACCATTATAAACGTCTATAACCCGCAGCCCAGTCCATCCGAACTGGCAAGGCAAATAAAGCGGGCCCAGCAGGACTTGGCACTTGGATTCTAGGGGGTGGGAGTATGCAGGGCAGGCATGAAAAGATAATATATGAAAATGATCGCGGGGAAAGCATAGAGATAGCATATTCTTTCCCCTTTTTCTTTGAACTTTTGACTGGGGCTGATGGCACCCAGGCAAATATAACCAAGACCAAAAGTATGGGCCAGGACGGCTCCACGATTACGGACGTTACCCTTGCCGATCGGATACTGCGGATAACCGGCAGTATACTAGGCTATTCAAAAGAAGAAGTGGCCCGGCACCGGGCCAAATTATTGCGCGTTTTTAACCCCAAAATTAAAGGTACCATGCAATATGAGTACGGGGATGTAAAAAGGCAAATTAGGTGCCAAATTGAGGCCGCCCCGAGGTTTAAGAAGAAGACTAGGGACTACAGGGCCCAGGAGTTTATGATTGATTTAATTGCGCCTACTCCCTTTTGGTTTGACGACTCTTTAATTAGCAAAGAGATAGTAACCTGGCTTGGTGGCATATCATTCCCGCTTGTGTTGCCTACAACCTTTGCCATGAAGGGCCCACCCATAATCAATATCGTAAACAAGGGCGACGTTGAAACCCCGGTTCGCATTGAATTTATGGGCCCGGCTACCAACCCGAAAATTATTAAACGGGACACTGGGGAGTACATCCAGGTGAACCGGGAGTTAGTATACGGGGATACGCTGGTGGTAACAACCGACTTCGGTGCCAAAAGGGTAGAAATAAACGGGGAAAACGTGTTCAACTGGATCGACCTCGGCAGCAGTTTTTGGCAACTCGATGTGGGCGATAATGTCATTGAATATAGCAGTGATGACCCGGTGGAGCCGGCAGCGGTGTCGATCAGTTACCGCAATAGGTATGTGGGGGTGTGATGATTGGCAGAACATTATAGGTTTTTTAATAGCGCAGAAGGGGATGTCCGGG